CGCTAAACGTACCGGCGACCGTAAAGGTCTGCGCGGCAGAAAAACTGTTTGCCGTGCTAGTCACTAGCGTCAGCAGGTTCGTGCCGGTGAGTTTGAAGTTAGAACCCGAACGGGCAATGACGTACTCGTCGCCAGCTTGTGCCGGAGCGCCCGAACTTAATGCACTAATCTTTGTGTCAGCCATGATTTACTCCAGTTCGATCTTGCTGTCGTCTTCGAGCAGCACAAACGAGTCGTCTTCAAGCAAAAGATAGGACGCTCCTACGGGAGGAGACGACGGCGGCACGCCCAACGCAATAGATGACCCTAGCCCGACGGCTATGCCATTGTTGAGCGGTACGCCGTAATAGGTCATTAGTTCTGGTTAATTGGCTTGGCGTATACCGATCCGCCAGAGGCCACTTGAATCGCCGACACCCGCCACGGAGCGCCCGTGCCATTTGGCACGACGAACGGGATCGGGGTGTTAGCCGGAATCGGAGTGTCCGCAGTCGTTGCGGTAACGCCCTCGCCAACCTTGACGTAGGCGGCGGTGGTAGACCACACAACGACGCCTTCGGGGCCGGGATTCCATGTGGAGGTAGACCCCGCCGTTCCCGTGTAGGAAGCGGTGAAGGCCGGGTATGCGTCAAGGGGATTCAGAAGTTGCATGGTCTAACCTCACGCGAGGAATTTGAGCTTGTAAAGGGTCGAAAGGTACAGCGATACGATTTCATCAATAATGTTCTGTATCGCAGAATCTTTTTCGTCGCAGACTTTGTAGCGGTTGGCTTCAATGTCGGCGAGCGAATCTGTCAGAAACTCGATGATGTTTCCCTGCTTCTTTGCAGATTGCAGGGTTATCGGCCCGATGAGGCCGTGACGGCCTTGGTAGGCTTCGGCAAAGTCGTCAGCCAAATCCACCACGCCGTCGTAAAACGACTTCAGCGCTTTGTGCTTGGCATAAGATCTCGTATTGAGATGTACGCTGTGGGCGACATCCCTCGCCAAGAACAAGTGACCTACGAAGTCAGCCGCCTTCATTGCATCTCTCCGCCCATCGGGGGCATTTCCGCTCCCATCATGGGAGTTTCACGTGAAACCGAGGGAGCCACCAAATCGCCGCTTGACATCATACCGGAAAGTGTGCCCATCACAATGTCTTGGATTTGCTGCTCGTTGAGGCCCGATTCCACCGCCTTGATGCGATCCGTTTCGGCTTGGTACGCCTTGACCTCAGCCTCAAACTCCTTGACCTGCACCTCACGCGCTTCCATCGACTGCTGCACGCTTTGGAGCATTCCAAACATCTGCTCCATCTCAGCGGCCATTGCTTGGATCTGCTGCTGCGCGGCTTGTAGCGCCGGAGAGTCGTCCGACGCCTCAAGCAACTTCGGATCAATGGTCTTGGCGAGACGCTCAGCAATCTCCTGCGCACCCGGCCAGTCCATGTTCTTGACGAAAAGGTCGCCCGCCACGGCCCAAAGTTGCGGGTTCGCTTGCAGGATCTCGCCCATCGCGGCCATCGCTTCTTGGCGCTTCGTGTAGTACGAGGGGCCGGTCGTGACCGCGACATCGTACTTACCGACAGACGGGTTGTAGATCTTCTGAATGACGATACCGGCTTCGTCCACGATCTTGCGAACGGGTTCCGGCTGCATCGGGTCAATCTTGACCGTATCGGTCTTGCCGTCCATGCCGATGATTCGAGCGATACGCTGCGTGTCGTAAATCTTCGGGATCAAGTCAACGAGTTGACGCGTGACATAGCGAATGGCGCGAGCCAGGTTATCGACGTAATGGTAGGTGCCTGTGTCGCCTTGCCGTTCACGCGCCAAAATGGCCCGACCCGAGCGCTCGTTAGACGTGGCGCCTAGGCTAGAATCGTATTGACCCGTTGTTGCCTTGATATCGTCCGATGCGCCCATTTTGGCTTGAATCAAGCCAGTTTGGGGCAGGGGCGGGGCCGCACGCTGCGGGAGCGGCAATACGCCACCCTGCGCGTCGGTCACGTCTGGATTGACCTCCAAATACGGCCAGTTGCTCGTATTGGCGGTCTTCCACTGGTGTTCGTAACCTTCAAACTGACCGCCGTAGCCGATAAACGGCGCTTTCGGGGCCAAGGCAAGCATTTCGGCTTCCTGCGATACCCAGTAGTTGTACATCCGCTGGGCGTCCTTGGCGTTACGCACAAGGCCCGAGATATAAAGGCGCCCATCGACCTCAAACTCGTTACCGACGACGCGCACCACCGGAATCCACTTACCCGGCCAGTCCTGCTCTTCGAGGACTTCGTAGCCGTTGGTCTTCATCCACTTGATACGGCGCACTTCTACGTCGCGGGAGCGCATGGGCTTGAGGCCCATCATCTCCATCTGCTTTGCTTCCGGCGAACCGCCGTAAGCCGTGACGTTACCGGGATAGAGATGCAGCTTTACGCTGTCGTAGTAGGCGTAGAAGTATTCGGCGATCCGAACAGAGTCTTCGCGTATCCACTGCGAGAGTTGCTCATCGCCAACGCCACGGGTGCTGATAGACGAGATCGGTTCGGCGTTCGGAAATAGCCGCTCAAACTCGTCCTTCGGCATATCTTCCGTGATAAAGCAATATTCGGCGTCAGATCCGCAAGGATCTTGGATATGCGGGTCCATGTAGACGCTGAAACTGTTGCGGATACGGCAGATACGGATGTCTTGGTCGAACGTATCGTCGTCGCAGTATTCGGTAAGGATACGCACGTAGCCTTCGCCGAAAGTAACCTGGTTATCGCAAGCGGTGTCGTAGGCGACATCGGCGTCCGAAATGTACTCGATATGGCGCACCATACCGTCGAACACTTCGGCGACTTCGATGTCCGCTTTGTCGTCAACCGGAATGACCTTGCCCGCAGGACGATTCTGGCGCTGATCGTTCGTGACCTGCCGGACGTGCTGCGGGAGTTTGTTGATGGTAAGGCAGGGCCGAGCGTTGATCGTCTGCCCTTGCACTGCGCCACGGGTGGCTAAGACTTCCTGCGGCCACTGCCAGCGGTTATCGGGCGAACCCGCCATAAAGCGCAGGTCATCAAGTTCGCTATCGCGTGACTCGCTGTACGCCGACAGGGACTGTTGCAGACGGTCGCGCATCCGCGCAAGGATGTCTGCCGCATCGCGGGTTTTACGCGACTGCGGGGAGTTGGCGACCTGCGCCGCCCCTTTGATGCCTGTCGGGTCTTGAGCCATGTTATTTGCGCTTCTTGCCTTGGGCCTTACGCTTGACGGAATACGCAATCGCCACGGCCTGCTTGACGGGCTTGCCCGACTTTACTTCGGCCTTGATGTTCTTGCGAAATGCGCCTTTGGACGCGGACTTAACGAGCGGCACTAGCGCATCCTCGTCTTCATCGGCGTCGGGCGAAAATCCACGGTTGTCCGGACAGCGTCCGGCTGCATCTTCATCTTGCGCATCCCCATCGGGCTACGCGCCAAGCGCGAGGGCTTCTGCATCGCACGGGTGTTCTGAATGATGTCGCCGACCTTCATCGACCCCGGCATCACGCCCGCATATTCAAACTTTGCCATGATTACTTCCCCTTTTTGGCCGGTTTCTTGGCCGTTTTGGCTGATTCACGAAACGCTTTAGCCGTCGGAGCGCCTTTTGCGCCGGGTTTACGCATCTTTTCGCCGCTTCCGGCTGCAATTCTACGCCGTTTAGCATTGATGTTGTCGTACAAACCTTTTTTGTGACTACTCATGAGCATTTCCACCGTCGAAGTGAGGCTTTTGCGCGTTCGGCTGGGCCTTTAGCGTTACGAACCACACCTTTCATGCGTGCGCAGAACGATTTTTTGCGTCCTGCGTCCGCTTTGGACTTAGGGTTAGGAGCTGGGGCCTTGAGGTTACTACCCGTAGCGCGATTGTACTTGGCGCGGCCCTTGGCGGTGAGGCCCGCACCGGCTTTCACCGACTGCTTTTCGCCTCTGCCCACCGACAAACTGACCGATTTACGCGCCATTACGCGCCCAGCCACGAGTTGTGCATGGCGTTACCGCCGTCATACGCCGTGATGCGGCGCGGTTTCTCGCGGTATTCGCGGCTTGCTACGGGGTAAGCGAACGTACAAGCCAAGGCGTCAGCGGCATCTGGGGAAGCAAGGCCGCGTGCTTTCATGTCTTTCTTGGCTTCCAACTGGATCGACCCCGACGAATTCGGTTTCTGGTGTGGCCCTGTGAGGTCGGCTTTCAGTTGTCGGTCGGCAGGTATCGACGCCGTTTGCAGCCACTCGCGCATCGAACCCCAGAGTTCGGCGCGTTTGTTGGCGTACATCGCCGGGGTCTTCGACTTCCAACTAAAATTCACGCCCCGAACGACCTTATACCGCTGCTCTTTTAGGCGGTCAAGGATGCCGTACCCGAGGCCACCTTCGTCTAAAACCACGAGCGCGGGTTGGAATTCCTCAATAGCGTCAATGACGCGACCAACCGTTGCCATCGTGTCTTCACCTTGGTAACGACGGATTGCCACCAGGTCGCGGCCTTGTCGAACCACGATGACCGTGGAGTCAGCACCGGAGCGGGCCGGATCGACGCCGATAACGCGTGGCGCAAGCTCGTCCTTGTAACGCCCTCG